AGCAAAGACCAGCGAACCGCTGCCTGTCTCGTCCGAAATAACCCCCGCCAACTGCGCGGAGGTCGTAGCTGCCATGACAGAAAGGTTGTCTGTCGTATAAACCCCGTTGGTAACTGTAGCCGCGTTGCCTGTGCAGCTACCTGATGAACCGCTCACATCTCCGGTCAGGTCGCCAGTGAAACCAGTTGAAGTGACGCTAGTAAGTCCCGCCAGAGTGGTTGAGCTTGCGCCGAGGCTGATTGCGGTTGTTCCAACCGTTACAGCCGAATTTGTAAGCGCAGAATTTGCTATGCCGGAAAGTCCTAACGCAATCGTTCCGCTGCTTGTGATGGGCGATCCTGAATCAACGTCAATACCATCCGACCCGGTTATGGCAACACTTGTGACCGTGCCGATGCCGCCAGACGCGGCCCATGTTAGACCACCCGATGCGCTTGCCTTTGCGGTCAGCACATAGTCATCAGTGGGCGAATTATCCACCTTCAGGTTGGCCTCATCAACGGTGTCATTCGCTATGGTCGCAGCATTGCCTACGCTGGTCACTTCGCCTGTTAAATTCGCATTAGTGGTAACGGTGTCAGCGTTGCCTGTAAGGTCGCCTGTCACATCTCCGGTAACATTACCAGTTAAATCGCCCGTGACATTCCCCGTGACATTCCCCGTGTGAGTGCCAGCACTGTCTCCTGTTAAGTCGCCTGTGACGTCTCCAGTAACACTCCCGACAAAATCAGTCGAAGTCACTGAGGTCAACCCTGTGATCGTGGTATCAAGGTTGACGGTGAGTGCCTGACCAGACGCAGCAGTAGTCAGGTTAGCCCCAGTGTCTATGGTGAATGTCTGGGAATCAAGATCGACTGATCCTGTTCCGCTGTCCCCCGCAAAGTCTAAGTCCTCCGCAGTCAACTGCGTATCGACATAAGCCTTGATGCTCTCGGAGGTCGCAACCGTGGTACTGCTCGCTGTGCCGAATGAGTCGTCATCAAGCACAGCCGTACCCGATACGCCAGTGTTGATAACCGGACTCGTTAGAGTCTTGTTTGTCAGAGTTTGAGTGGCACTCAGGATCAGGTCGTCGACAGTGATCTTCTTCGTCTGCCCAGTAACCGAGATCGAAGTATCACTAACATCAACCACCGGAACCACATCAGCGTCCGCTGGTGTGGTTAATGCAGTCAGTTCACTAATTTTCTCGTTAGCCATCTAAAACTCCCATGCTTTTTTAATCTGCTTAGTAGAGAAGAGAGACTTGTCAAGGAAGCGTGAGCCTTTCTCACATTCCAGCTTGTAGTAGCCTTCCTTCACCTGATCTTTCTGCGGAGGTATGCCCACAGCTTTACCCGTAAAGGCGAACCCTTGAGGAGTGCAGCTCTTCAGGTACAAAACGCCATCAACATCAACAGTCTCGCACCCCTTCGGCACGAGCCTCTCGATTGTGTGGCCCTCGCTGTTCTCGAACGTATAGATAGGCATTACAATCCCATCTCTTCGTCCTGAGCCGCTGCCGCCGCCATGAGTTCTTCCTCCATAGCATCCATCTCGTCTGCCTCGGCAGCTTCCTCGTCAATCTCGGCAGCTTCCTCAACATACTCAATAGCTTCTCCACCAGCGGTAGTAAGTTCAACGTGCGCTGTCCCGTCCTCGTTGACTGCAACAACTTCACCTTCAACCGTTTCGAGAACTACAACGTCCCCAACTTCCGGTGCGACTTCCGCGCCGTCTTCTAAGTCGGCAACAAGTGCATCCAATGGTAATCTAATCATTTCACAACCTTTTTCTTTTGCATCAGAATTGCCGTGGTGAGGAGGTTTCCCTCCCCCCACGGCTATGATAAGGGTTAATCCACCTTTAGGTTTCATAACTTGTTTAACTCTTACGCAGTCGAAGCAGTCTTGCTCCGCATGATAACGTAGTAGCTAGTATTCTGCCTCAACGCAGTCCAGAAGCATTTGAAACCAGCAGTAATTGTGAGGTTAAGAGGATCGCTCTTATCCGCAGAATCAGTGATTACAATCTTCGGGCTGAATGGAGACTGACTGCTCAGCTCCGGCACTCCGTATGCTTCCGACCCTAAGAATAGGGATACGTGAACATCCTTTGTATTTCCGGTTCCGCCACCAGCCGCAGCATCATAGATGAAGCGGTCAGCGTCAGTGCCCAGTGCGTCAGCGGTAATGAAGGGATTCGTGCTCATTATCATTTTTGCGCCGAAAAGACGGCCCACTTCTCCCTTATAGAGCTCTTCTACATTGCTGTATTGAGCTGCATTCAGCCATGTGTTGTCCTGCATGATGTCGCTCAGTACCTGAGGACTGGCAACACAAGCATACATTCCACCACTTGTGGGTTGTGCGCGGTTAACCTTTAACTGGGTAACTGCGTTCAACACAGCCGCACCGTCCAGCGTATTGCCGCTGGTGGTAGACTCGAACGCTGAGTATTCCGTTGCTCCGGTTGTCTGCTTTGTGCCGTCAGCATAGAGTTCAGTGAGTGAATCACCGTTGTCTAGGTTAACGGATGGGTCAGCGTTGTAGCCACCTTCCATCGCAGTCGCACCTGAGTTTACATTGTCGCCCACATTGGAACCAACCAATATGTTGCGCGTGATGTTGTCCATGTCGATGGCGGCATCCTGACCGTTGATCTTGACACTCTGCTGAAGCGACGAAAATAAATCCGTTGCATTCAGGATGTCAGACAACTTAACGACTTGACCACGTTGAATCAGCGTCTTGCTGATTTTAGTCAACGCAATGTCACGATCACCTACAGACGAAGTATCGCCTTCAGTGAGTGTGTTGATGTCAGTCGCTTTCGGGACGTCCCATCTAAACATGGATATTGCTTTATGACCCGACTTCGCAGGAAGTGGGGCTTTAGAGCCGAACTGGTCTAGTACCAATGCTTGAACAGCGTAGGACAGCAATTTCTTGCTGAAATAGTTCTGATACTGGACAGATAGATCGGCATCAGTTGATACATTAACTGCCATAATTTACCCTCCGTCAGTTACAGGGCATCATCGTGAGCAGCAGCCGCCTTGAGCAAGTAAGACTCCTGATCCTCCAGTGAGAGGTCATCAAAGGTCCTGTCGCCATCCAGCTTGTCGCTCGTGAATCCACCACCAACTGACATTTTCTTTTCCAGTTTATTTAGTTTATCCGTTAGTTCCCTGACTTCAGCCTGACTCTTGTCCGCCTTAGACGCCGCAATCTTCCACTGGGCTATCTTGACTGCATGACGCAATCCAGTACCCCCAGAAGCATAGATGAGATCGGGATGCTCCTTCAGTATCTGATTCGACGCTTTAGTCAATTCGGAATCGTTATCCTTCAAAGAAGGAATCTCTTCCATAAGTTCATCCCGTGTCTTCTCAAACACGTCCTGAAACTTCTTGACCGTGCGATCACTCTCAGCCTTCTTGCCCTCATCTGCTAATTCCTTAGCTCTTGCTCTGGCAGCTTCGGCATCACTATAATCGCCGTCTTCCTCAGCCCTGTCAGCAGCACGCTCATAATCGGCTGCCGTAAAGCCATCCTTATCCCTGTAGGCTTTACCTTCGTCCATGTCGGCCTGCTTCTCCTGAAGCTCGCCCTTCATGGCTTCCAGCTCTTCCCGCTCCTTCTTAATCGCTTCCTTTTGAGAGTTTATCTCTTTCCACGACTTGTTCTTGCGGGACTCATTCTTAGCCCACTTACTCTTCTGCGGCTCGTCCTCCTCTTCAGGAGCCTCGCCTTCTGTCAATGAACTTTCGGGTTCATCCACATTCTGCTGTTCAGAATCCGGCTCTGCTTCCGCAGTTTCCGTTGGTTCTTCCGGTGGAGTTTCCTCCTTTTCCGGCTCAGGTTCCTCCGTCTTTATCTCGACGTTAGGTTGTTCCCCCGCAGCAACAGCAGCATCAAACTCCTGTGCAGCGGCCAACAGATTTTCGGCGGTTACTTCGCCGGGTTCTTCTGGCATAATGTTTCCCTGTCAGTGCTTATCCTCGTCCAATCATCGCACTGAAACGATTGTCCGTTGCTGTGGGACCTTGACTCGACAGATAATCGGTCCCGTAAATATCTGTCGTAAAATCCTTCGACTCCTCAATGTCCCTCGCAAGAGCCTCAATGGTATGCACTGTTGTCCTCACTCCGCTGGCAAATCCAGCTTCGTACTCTATTCTCTTCGTGGCTGTAACAGCCTGTTGGTTCTGCTTCAGAACCATGTTCAGGAGAGTCATCCTGAACCGTTTCCCTTCCTTTAAGACGAGGAACTTGCGTAAAACATTCGCATCAGATGTTCCCCACTCAGGTTCACCTACCCACGGTATGTTACCTGATAGACGCCATGCAATCCTTAAAAACCTAAAAAATCTCATAATCAGTCTTGAGCCTCCATGTAACAATCGAAATGCTCTCCATTAGATAACTGCAGCTCCCTCTGTTCCTTGTCTGAGCAGATGAGAGATTCCCCACACCGATCACACTCAGGCTCGGCGTTCTCGTCAGGCGTATGGTCGTATGAATGACTCATAATTAAATAGTCTCCTCTACTGCAACAGTTTCCTCAACTCCAACCTGTGGAGGAGGTGCTCCAGTTTGCTGGGCAATCTCCATCGCCTGTTGAGCTTCCATCTCCTCCTCAGACGGAACCAGTCCGGTGTTCCTCAGGAACTCCGTTACATCCTTCCTCAAGGACCTTGCATTGTTTGTGTCCACCTGCTCCATCGCGGAAAGGAGCCCATCCAGCCTTGCGGCAATAGCTTGAGCACCCTGAGGACTGATCTGCATCCCAGCCTGTCTGGCTTGTTCGAGGAATGCCATTAGCACCCCTATGCGGGTCTGGTAGTTCCAGCCAACCTTTACAGGAATCATCTGGCCAATAAGAAGGGCGGGAACGGTGCGCTGCTCGTCCTCAGCCTCGTCACCCAGTTTCTCGTTCGGGTCCTGAACCAGACGAGGCACAAGTGCTGGGTCTTCAAGTTCGAGGATGGACTTGTCCAGCTCAACCTGATTGATCCACGGCGAATTCATAAAAAGTTCCTTGCGCTGGATTGCCCTGCTCAAGAGCATCTCACGGCTTATCATGTCCATGCCACCACGAGGTTCAATCTGGTACTCGTCGTGAAGTGCAACAGGGTCGACGCTAAGACTGTCCTCAAGGAAGCGGTACTGCAAATCCTTCTTGTCAAACTGGAGAAGGATGCTCCACGTCTGCCTGAAGAGATCACCCAGAGCCTGACGAAAGAGACGCAAACGCAGGTCCATATTCTGCTGTGACTGAGCATTGATGGATTTTATTTCAGTCGCCGTGCGCCTGTCCCTGTCCGCCATGAGTCCATAGTCGGGAACGGTAACACGCTGTTCAGCGATTGATTGCGTTTGCGCCATTTCATCGTCAAAGTCTGCGGGAGTGTTCGGCATCTGCACAGGGGCAATACCGAAGGGGAGAATCTGGCCGGGGTTCAACCTCAGGTTCACTGAGTTGGGCAGATCACGCTCAGCCCTGAAAAGTGGTTTATTGAATAGAGTAGAAGCGTCCAGTCTTTCGTTCCACGTCTTCGTCAGTGCAGCCTCGAAGGGAGCAAGCATCTCGCAAACTCCGCGAGGGGAGTACCACCCCCCGTCAGTGATCTCATACTTGCAGGTGACGTAAGGGGGATGCCCGTGGTCAAACGGAACCTTCATGGTATCCCTGAGCTTAGTGTCAGGGGCCTGAGGTGAGAAGCATTGCATCTCCCACTCACCGTCCTCGTCCCGTGTGTAAACCTCCCACACAATGACCTGCTCCTTATCGGTTGAGTAGGTCAGTCCCTCCCGAAGCTCCTTGTTGTTCTTCAGGTCATTCAGAATGCCGGACTCCTCAGTCTTACCGCCAACGATTTTGTCCAGAGTGGACTTGTCTGTGTTGTAGATTCCGGCACGCTTGTAGGACTCCAGACTCATTGGCATCACCTGACAAATCCTGTCGGCCCCCTCGACGTCCTTTGTCCACGGGGGGACGATCATGTACATGGAGTCTATGGCCTGAAACTGGACCTGCTTCTTGTCAGGGTTCCAGAAGACCTTGATTACGCCATGACCGCCCATGAGCATATGGTCTATCCAGCTCATGGCTTCCGATGCGAAGTTGCTTTTCTCGTGCATCTTGTACGAGAACCATTGCTCGGCTGCAGTGGTGAACGCTGCAAGCTGTGTCCGCATGGGAACGAAAGTGGCAATCACATCCAGCCCCATTGACTGCTGGAAGAAGGCTGGCTTGAGCTTGTTGATCGTGGTGTCGATCAGTGGGAAGTGGGCATCAGATGCGTTGGGCCACGGCTTACCTTGTCGCCGCAAACCATCATTACGCATCTGATACCACAACCCCTGACGCACCTCCCAGCGTGTGCGGCTAGAAATGTCGTTGGCTACAAGATCGTAAAGCTCTGTGCTCATTACTTCTTCGAAGTAAACTTATACTTACGCTTCCCTGCCGCTTTTCGTCCGCCTTCAGACTCCTTTCGCCTCCCTGCAGCCGAAGTCTTTTTCTTCAGTCCGCTTCTCTTGCCGCCTCTTGCGCCTAATGCGTAGTCCAGTTTCTTATTGTAGCTTTTAGTTTTTGACATAGGTTTATCTTTTGTTGATGTTTCGTTCTCCCACTTCTTAGCTACTGCTGGCTCGTTAGCGTGCAGGAACCTTCGTTGTTTCTCGCTCTTGAAGGGCATTACCTTCCCCTGTTTCTTCCCCTGCCCCTGAGTGAGGGTGCGGGTTTTCCCGCCGCAATATCCCACTTGCTGGGGGTCAGATGCCCGTACTTGTCTGGGCTTTGTAGGGATTGATCCCTTGTGCTTACATCCGGATGTGAGCCTTTCTTCTTAGCTTTAGTGGTCATTGACTCCCTTAAATTCATGTTGCTTAGGGTGTCTCAAATCTAAGAACGGCCCCAGTTCTATCAGTGTATAGTCTACAGTCAAGGCTCCTTGTATACATTCCTCGCAGATACTCCATCCGGTTGAAACGTCTCTTGCTACTATCCAGTTTTCTTCATCACATATTCCGCACTGCAAAAACTTAGGCCCTCCCTTCCTAGGACGGATCACTGGCCTCATTTGCTCATCAAAAAACATATTTTATTCTTTCTGTCTACTCTATTCTACTCTCTCTATTGTGGGAGATTCTGGGAGACTCTGGGAGACTCTGGGAGAAAGTGGGAGAATGTTAATAACCTACAAACATTCCTTCCGGTAAAGAGTCCGTCTCATACTCGGCTTGAGCCCTCTCAAATATCTCATCGAGTGAGACTCCCTCACCATTATTGAACTGCTCCCATGTTCCACCTATTCCACCTCCACACGCTATGCAGCCCAACACTGCATCAGCTCGGTCAGGACTGTCAAGCCCCCTCGACTTCATCCTGTCTTTCGGTTCCATTCCCAGCTTACCCGTCCGGCTTACCTCAGCTCTCCTCGTAACCATCTGCTGATGTAGCGTAGGGTCATCCGGCAAAATAACTTCCTTCTTCTGTATCGTCCTAGCAGCAGTATGCCACATCTCGGCAGACCTGTTCGAGTATCTTGTGTCAAAAGGTTTAGCACCGAAGTTGACCCTATGGATGTCATACCCTGCAGACATCAGCGAATCGCACATGGGCAAACCCAGACCACCTTCATCAGCATACACCTCATCGGCCTGTAACCCGAACTTGTCTATCAAATTGATAATCTTCCCCAGCGTCCTGCCAGTATCCTTGTCCCTCCAGCATACCATCTCAGTAACCTTATTCCCCTCCCTCAATGCAAACACACACTCGTCCCCACCTGCGGCAAAGTCAACAAAGGCAACCCTCGAACCACTCTCTCTCCTAGGAGGATTCTGTAAACACCCCTCCAGCGACTTCAATGAAACAACCAGCCCATCACCACTGTCATCATAGAACTCACCGTAAATCATCGACCTGATAAGCGGAGACTCTTCCCCGTATATCTCCACCTGATCGTCTATCCATTGCTGCGTAATATGCGGACATTGAAACGCAGTAACAGTAAAGTTATCCCACGTCTTTCTCTGCTTAGTAAACGACTCATAAAAGGCTCCAGCAGATGCGCCGGGAGAACTCATCACCAGCAACCTGCTGGGCTGACATCTGGCAATAGCATCAAAGATGCAATCCGGCACAGTCTTAGCCTCATCAACTATCATCATCAAATTCTCTGTAGGCCCCTGCCTGTGCCAACCCTCAAACTTACCCTCTTCATTGGTGGAGAACCCTATTGCCCGTGCACCATTCTTGTACTCCAACTCATTGCTCGTAGTCCTCCATCCACCTCCTAGATCACCTACATACCTCCTTAACATCGGCCACAACTGGCCCTCCACCTGTCGCCACACTCCAGCAGTCGTAACCACCAGACTCTCAGGAAATCTAACCATATGCCATAAAACGGCACACGCAGCCACTATACTCGTCTTCCCACTTCCATTAGCCGCCTTCAATGCAACCCTCGATTCCTTCGGGTTCAATGCCTCTAATACCTCCTTCTGCCAGTCGTACGGATGTATGCCTAAAACCATCTCAGGGAAATTCTGCAGTAGACTGGCAGTCTCCACTTGCTCCTGATCGGCCTCTAATCGCTCGAGGACCCTCAGAGAACGCTTTTGATCCGGTGTGTGGATGTTGCCAGCACTCTTATGCTTCAAAGCCTTCTGAGGCAATACTACGTCCATTTTACCCTTCTTCTTCCTAGGACCTGTGCGCTTGAGGGGAGGTTGTTTTTTAAGGGGTTTCACGGGTGATATACAGTGTAAAAAATAGCGTCATTTTTTAATGGGGGGGGGAGTTGTGGGCTCCGCTTCGTGGGGGGTGGTGGTGGGGTGTGGTCATGCGCGGACGAGATGCGTGCGTCAATTGCGCTTCTTCACCTGCTCGGGCACGTTAGACAATCGGGCGAGCAGTGCTTCGGCTTTGATATTACTATCGTCGCCTTTAATAGTTTTCTTGTCCCAACTATCAAATCTTGCGGTTAACATAGCAAGCGCGTCTCGTGCGTTGCCGTCACGCATCACCTTTTGACAAAGGTTTAATTCTGCTATTGATTGCGCGTTATTAATAGTAGCGTTTAACCTATCACTTTCTTTCCCCCCCGCATTCAGGATAGTTAATATTCTTTTATGAGATATACCTACCAGCCCACAAGCCCCTTTCACACTACACCCTTGCTCCAGTGCTTGCGTGAGTTTTTCAAGCATGGGCTTTGTGATTTTTGTTTTCTTATTGATAGTAGCCATTTAAATATTCCCCTTAAAAGTTATACGTAACGTATAACTATTCGACGGGAATTTGCTCTGTAAAAATACTTTGCGCAAGGGTTTTTTCAATTTGCCTTTATTCAGTATATCTTTAGAATGTACATACTAGATTGTTCTAGTCGGTTGGCCGCTGACTCAACAGAGCGAACGAGACGGCTACAAAGTTCCAACCGCAGAGACGCCACGACAGCACCTCGGTGTGTCCCCGCCACCCTTAGACTTGCGAAAGCGACGAGCGATAACATGGGACAAGCGCAAGATTCCACTAACAAGGAAATATCAAAATGGCTAAAAATAATAGCACAACTTCGGGAATCGAAAATTTCGATTCAGAACTACAGAGCGCAATCCAATGCACGCGTGGGAGTGAATCCTTTGCGGGCTTTGTACGCACTCAATTTAGCAACAACATTTCTTATGAGATGCTTGTGCTAAAAGTTGAGACGGCAGTGTGGACTGATGATGGAGCATCTCGTGCTTATTCAGATGATGAAAAAGCCGAAGGAAAACAGGCATTATCGCGTGTTCGCTCGCGCATCGTTCCCGCTGAATCGCGCAAGATTGTGAAGGCCGCGAAGGCTGCGGCAGAGAAAGCTAAAAAGGGTTCCGGTAAAAATGTCACCGCGAAAACTTTAGGCCTTAAATCCCCGCAAGCCCGCACGCTAACAGGCTCGCGCATCATCGCGTTGAGAATGTTCGCGCTAGGCTTACTCGTTTACAATCGAATTCAAAATGGACTCGATACAGAAAACGAGCAGCACAAAAACGCTGCGGCCATGTGCCCCGTGCTCACTTCAAAAATGAGCTTCGGGGAATGCTTAGCAGCACTTTGCGCGCACCCTATCGTGCAAACGATAGAGCGCAAAAACGCTAAGCCGAAAACGGTCGTTCACCCTTCGCTGGATGAACAATACGCAAACACGACCGCAGACAGCACGCTGAAAGCATCTGAAAATTCAAAGCTGCTTTCAATCCTGCAGCAGGCCACACGGCAAACCGCCGATTGGCCTACAGCTAAAAAGCTCAAGACCCTGACCGACTCGGACAAGGCCGACAAGCTCAAGGCTGACAAGAAAGTGACTGAAGAAACAGAGCGTGCCACCGATCACATCACGGCAGCATTGCCCGATGCGAATAAGACGGGCCGCCTCACTAAGCTGAATAGCCTTGCGGATATGGCTGAAAAGGAATTGAGCACGAAAAAATTCGTGATCAAAATCCCCCGCAAGAAAACAGTGAAAGACGGCATTACCGAGTTCGTGAAGTTGCCCGCAGTCCGCGAGCACTTCGCACTGGGCAAGCAAAAGTGCCCAACGCTCAGAGCGTGGGCAAAAGCCTAGGCAAAATAAAATAAACACACCTCGTGCGCGAAAGCGCACGGGGTTTTTTTGTGCCCTGATGTAAAAATCACCCCGCAATATTTTCACAACCTAGATTGCCTCAGGTAGTTTAGATATAAATATCTGTGACCTACGTTAAAGGAACAAGCATCGGGAGTGGGTCACGAGCATCGGGCGTTGGCGATTACGAACGACTCTCACGACCTACACGCATGAGAGTCATGCACGTCATAAGCATCGGGCATTGCCGACCACTATCGGGAATAAATGACTGACAAATTGCACGAGCAAAATAGTATGTTAATGGGGGTATATCTTATTGACGTACTGTGCCCATCTGTTATGATATAGACTGTTCTTATTATATAGTTGCATCGGGAGTGCAACGCGACAGGCAGGCAAGGAGGTGATCGGGAGTTCACGATCAGGCGAGTGCGAAGGCGCGAGCGAGGTCGAACAAGCAAGCAACTTCTTTCACACACACTAGGCAAAAGTTATACGTTACGTATAACTTTTGACAGTCAGCAGGATAGCCGCAGGATAGTTAGTAGAATGGCAGTTGGTTAAACACCTGATAAGCCCACGACACTAGCGCGAGATTAGATTCGAGACTCTGGCTTACAACACCAGCGGCATGAGAGCTGACAGTAACGTGAACAACCGAACAGTTTACATCCTCAATCAGTGAGGAACACAGGCAAGCTGCTAATGTTACTTTCCCCATGCGGCTCGTGGTGGCTATCGCCAGTGCGTGACCGTGGGGAGTCTGAATTCCATGCCAGACTTTAAACTCTTCAATCTATCGGGTCGCATGATGGCACATCGGCACGGCAGATGCACGGCAGAGCACATGGTACTGCACACTGACACAGTCCGTTGAATCGGGCTGGGGTCAGTGACACTTTCCCACTTTCTCCCAACTTCTCCCAGTTTCTCCCACTTTCTCCCCTATTCTCCCACAATAGAGAGAATAGAGTAGAGAGAATAGAAACAATAACTAACTAATGAAAGGATCGGTTATGTTTGTTACTAAGATAGTGAAGATCGGCCCAGCCCTGTATCGGGTGAGGGCATACACTGACGGCAGATTCAGTAGGCACTGGACACAAACGGTTAAGGGTAGCCTATGGGATGCGAAGCAGAGAGCCAGTAAGAACGGGGCTCTCTACGCCTGTCTCAACGCAACGCCCAACGGTGCTCCTAGCCGAGGACGAATGGAAAAAATAGCAATCCATTACAAGGAGGATCAATGAAAATACACAAGGACATCAATGACATCAAGTTCACCAGAAGAAAGTCTTTCGGTGAAGTGTTGGAAATCTCTGAGCCTATCGTGATGGCATCTGCTGCTGGATGGTACGTGGGTTCAGTCTGCAAAGACCCTGAGTGTGACGATATGATTGTACCGTTTAGCAGACACACTCCCTACTATGTCGCAACGCCTGAAGAGGCAGAGCAACTACTACCTAAGGAGGACGAATGAGTAACGAAAGATACGCTATAGTACAGTGGGCTGCAGGAGATGTGCAGACGCTTTTTGATGTGAGTGATGAGGATGCTCAAGGTTTCCTTGAGGCCAATTCAAGGCACATACAAGAACGCATGACAGAAGCTGGATGGAGTGCTATTGAGCACCTCGGACATGGTGCTGGCCTTACACACAACCCAACTGGGCCTTAAAATCAAAGGAGGATAAATGAAAAAACTAGCAATCCATTACCTAGTTGTGAATGGCTACGCCAACCCTGCTCAAGCGCAAGCGTGGGTAGACAAACACGGGTGGGAGGTAGTCATGGCAGCAGCAGAGAAACAAGAGAGACCAGAGATAGTAACTAACAAAAGAAAGGAACACAATGATGACTAAAGATGATAGGCATGAACTACACCTCACTCTCAAAAGAGGGAGGAATGCGCTGTGCGAAGACCTTGAAGTCAAGGAGTCTATCGAGGGAATACCTGAAGAAGATGTGGCTGCTGCAATATCGTACTACATCTTCACTCAATGTGAGGCTCAGGATGACTGGGGAATTGACCACAACAGTGGAGTATTCGGAGGATGGAATCGGGTATCCGTTAGCTATGAGGGATGGTGGGCGAGCAAGTCACACTGTACTAAGGACTTCCTAGAGAAGCTGGGCGAGCGTTGCCCGTGGGTTAAAATATTCTAACCGTAACAGCGTAACTAAAATGAAAAAACTACTAACAACCATCGGGCTTGTGATTGTGTCTCACAATCTACAGGCAGTTAACAACGTGTCGTGGAATCTTGTCGAGGCAATCCGACAAGTGGAATCGGGAGGACGCAACGTCTCCGGTGACCACGGCATGGCACGGGGTCAGTGGCAATTCTGGGCCATAGCGTGGAAGGATGTGAACATCGTCCGCGCAAGGCACAAGCTGGTGACCCATTCATATGACTTCGCATGGAAGGAGGGGTACGCTCGTGTGTATGCACACGACTACCTTGAAATCCTGAGGGGTCGCTTCATAAAAAAGACAAGGAGGGAGCCGAGTGTAGCGGAACTATGGGCAGTCTGGAACATCGGGCTGGGCAGGTTCTTCAAGGACTACGAGGGAAACTTCGACAAGATTCCTAAGCGCACTCAGCTAAACGCAGCAATCATAGAAAATATGTTAAAGAAAATGGAAAGGAAAACTAATGGAAGATGAGTTCGACTTAAACCCCGATGCGCTTGAGCGTAACGTGTGCGGGTGCAAGGTGTGTCAGGTGCATTGCGCCGTGATGCCTAGCTTCCTCATCCCTGAGGATATCGTGCCCTACATGCACGCCACAGGTTTCTTCGATGAAGCCTCTCAAGGTGATGACGACGAGACGGTATTCTCCATAGAGGATTTGATACCGTGGGCTGAGACAAACCTGCTGGCATCGGACGGTACATACGTCAGGGTTCCTGACTCTGACAAGATTGTGCAGATACCTACGCTCGTACCCGCCTCACGCAGGAACGGGTCGTGCGTCATGTTCAACCAGAAGAGCAGGTTGTGTGCTGTACACAAGGCTGCACCTTTCGGGTGCAGGATGTTTAGCTGCAGCATGGATGGGTATCGGGCTAAAGGCCTGAGTTCATTCGCTGCGGCAAGGCTGGCTAAGATGTGGGACAACATAGAGAACACGGAACCTGAGGGGGTTTCGATGGAGGAAGGACTGTACGCATCCATCTGGCTTGAGCTGGACAGGAGCGGACACAAGAGAAAGAGAACCACGATAGCACTCCGCAAGAAAGTGGAGAAGGCTATCGATAAAATAAGAAAGGAAGAAGAATGATTAGAAGAGATGAACTTCTAGTTCCCTCCCTATGGTTAGAGGAGGGGGAGTCAGTCCTACCCACGAAGAAGGTGGATGGGTACGCAGAGTTCTGGGACTTAGTCATTACTGTTGACCACGATGACCCACGCAGCACCACCACGCACAAACGGGTGAGGGAGGAAGAAGAATGAGAAACCTACAAATATTCTACTCACCTGAAATGCGCTGCGATCTAACAGCGGAGCGCGAATACAATGACTGGGCTGAGGCAGCGTCTTTGCTGCCCAGCAGAAAGGAAACCAATGAACCGGAACGGAACAATCCTGTGGCAGGACAGGAACACGGTAGTGATACTGACGGGGCTGAAACGTCCCAGTCGTAACAAGGCAACGGGTGCTATGCTGCAGGTCTTTATCCTGTACAAGCACAAGCATCCGGTACTGGCAGCACGGGGAGGACTGGACAAGCACGTCTGTGGCAACTGTCCACGGCGTCCCTACCTCGTGAAACTCAAGAAGGATCGAGGGCTGGACACTCCCCGCAAATGCTACGTCGAGCTGGCTAAGTCAGTGGGTGCAGTATGGGAATGCTTTAAGCGTGGCAGCTATCCCGTGTGGGACAAGGACACGACTCCCTTCGAGGGCAAGCTCATCAGGTGGGGGGCTTATGGTGGGCCGGAGAAAATCCCTGTCGGAATCGTCAGGGAAATATCCGAGGCAAGTGCTGGCTGGACAGGCTACACGCACCAGTGGCAGAACCCTGCAGCGGACAAGTATCGGGAGTTCTTCATGGCAAGCACTGAGTCTGAGGCTGAACACCGCAAGGCTAAGGAGCTGGGCTGGATGTCCTTCCGTGCATTGCGTGAGGGTGAACGGCTCGTGCGTGGGGAGGAGATGTGCATGAAGAGCAAGGAACACGAGGAGGCTTGCGGCTTCACACTGGACTGCTCTAGCTGCCTGAAATGTAATGGCAGAAGCGGAGACGTGGGCATCAAGGAGCACAACTAATTGCGTATGTCTGCAGACATACAACTAGAATCACACCCTGAAGGTCGTGGCCACGAACGGCTGGCCTGACGGGTATAGCAGAAAGGAAATAATATGGGAAACCGTATTATGGGAAGCGGTGTCAGCTCTAACTCGCTCGATATATTCGAGGGGTTACCTGACCCAACATCAATGGGGCCGAAGCATTATCCCATCAGGGATGATCTATTCTTCACAGTGCTGGAGGATAACATCG